AAGTAATAGATGATAATGGTAAAGAATTTTACGTAGACAAATCAATAACAACTGGTTCAAAATCAGATAGTGCTTTAATGGAAGAAGCTCATACTGCAATAGAATCTGATGTTGCAGAATGGCAAGCAAGTCAGTTGAATATAGGTAAAATATGGAATGAAGACACAAAAAGTTGGGAGTAAAAAGTTAGGAGAAGAACAAAAAAACCTTAATTATAATTATTTATTTTCTTACTTGGTTAAAGCAGTACAAGAACTATTAGCAAAGAACGATGCTTTGGAAGCAGAGAACACTGCATTGAAAACCAGAATGGATGCTCTTGAAGCAAGAGTCACAGCATTAGAAGGATAAAACATGAGTTATCTTGGGCAGGCACCCGGATTAGGGGAAGCTGAAAGGTTTATCTTCACGGCATCTGGAAGTGAAACGTCAGTCACCGCAGATGACAACGGTGTACTGATTAATTATACAGTCGGGCAAGTATCAGTGTACCTCAACGGAGTGAAGCTCGTTATGGGAACGGACTTTACCGCAACTAATGGAAGTACGATTGCAGGGCTTGCGGCTCTAACTGCTTCAGATGTAGTAGAGGTGATTGCCTTAAGTACCTTCTCCCCGGCAGATACAGTACCAGCCACAGGAGGAGCCTTCAGTGGCAACGTAAGTTTTGGTGATGCTAACATCACTAATGTAGGCTCAATAGCCCTAGACTCAATCGTTGCAGATGGTTCAAGTATTACGATCAGTACCGATACTGCATTAGCCGCAGGAGTAGATATTGAAACATCAACAACAGGTAAAATTAAACAGAAAGGCAGTTTTATGCAATCGTCAACACATCAAGCACTATTTTTAGGATATTAGGAGGAGATTATGGCAGCAGGGAATCCAAGCACAATAGGTACTGGAACTGAAGTTTTAAGAAGGAAATTTGTTCATAATAACAACAATGCAGATGTAGCTTTAATTACTGGAGTAGCGGATCACATTTATACAATACTTTCAGTAATAATTTGTGATCTGGGTGGAGCAGCAGAAACATTTTCTTTATATGTTGATCCAGATACAGGCACAGATAATATTTACTTTACAAATGAAGCTCCTGTACCAGCAAAAGGAACTTATGTGTTTTCAGAAAAGGTAGTAATAACAAATACAGATATTTTTTATGTTTGGTCAAGTGTTGGTAATATGGACATATATTGCACCTATATTGATCAAGATTATTCATAGGAGATAAACATGAGTGGAATAATTGGTTTTTCTGGAGAAAATGGAAATAAATCTGGCACTATAGGGTCTAAACCAAATTTTAAAGTTGGTCTTGGCTCAAGCCATACCTTAACTGCTAACTCTTATGTTACAGTAAATTTTGATACTGAGCATTGGGATATTGGAAATAATTTTAATAATACAAGTAGTGGTTCAGGTGGTCTGCAACCGTATTCATTTAAAGCGCCAACCCCTGGAAAGTATTGTTTTACTTGGATAATAGGATACTCACAGATGAATACTGAAACTACAAGATGTTTGACTAGATTTAATCATTTGGATTCAAGTGCTAGTGATGTTTTAGTTACTTATGCAGACATTAATGGGCCAGATGATTTTATTGAAAACGCTATGGGTGGCGGTGTTTATGCACAAGCACATTCAACTTCAGCAAATATGAAAGCAGGAGAATTTGCATCTCTTTCTGCTTATTTCTCTCCTTCTGGCACACAAGCCTTAGATATAAGTAATACCCATACCACATTTTGTGGATGGTATGAATCAGCAGGAGGTAGATAGTATGAGTTTAAGTTTAAAGATTGAAAAACACTTAGGCAGAGAAATAGACTTTGCAACAGAAATTATTATTAATGATGGGGAAATAGTAAAATGGGGTGTAGAAGAAGCCCAACCACCTCTTGATGAATTAGAAAAAATTGATGTAACTACAGAGTTAGCTTCTATGAAATTTATTACTGATCGTGTTAATAGTTATCCCAGAATAAAAGATCAGTTAGATATGCTATTCCACGACATGACTTCTGGTAAGGGAGATAAGACAGGGGAATGGTACAAAGCAGTAGCAAAAGTTAAAACAGACAATCCGAAACCAACGGAATAACAAATTATGACAAAAGCTCGAATACTTGCCGACTATGTAGCCGGAGGCACAACTGCGGCTGAATTTGACTACATGGATGGAGTTACCTCCAATGTGCAGACTCAGCTAAATGCAAAAGCATCACTGAGTACAACAGTTGAATGTTTGGTGATTGCTGGTGGTGGAGGAGGTGGTGCGGCTAATGGTTCTTCTAATAATGCTGGTGGTGGTGGAGGTGCTGGTGGACTTGTTGAACTTTTAGCACTAGACCTAGCTCTTTCAACCGCACATAGTATTATTGTTGGAGGTGGTGGAACTGCTGGTTCAAGTGATGCTGATGGTGGTTCTGGAAGTAATTCTGTATTGGGGCCAATTACTGCTGTTGGAGGTGGTGGAGGAGGAGGTACAAATGGAACAACAGGGAAAGTAGGAGTAAGTGGTGGATCTGGTGGAGGTGGTAGTAGATTTTCAACTCATGTAGGTGGTGTAGCTATACAATCAGCAGGATATGGTTTTGCTGGTGGTGCAGGGACATCTTCTCATGGAGGTGGAGGTGGTGGTGCAGGTGAAGTTGGAAATACTGATGGTCAACAATATGGTGGTGATGGTAAGTCAAATAATATTACTGGAAGTGTTGTAACATATGCAGGTGGCGGGGCTGGTGGAGGAACTGGTCAAGCTGGTGGTGCTGGTGGAGGTGGTGCAGGTGGCTATAATAGTGCTGGAACCGCAGGAACTGTTAACACAGGTGGTGGTGGAGGATCTGGTGAAGAATCAGCAAGTGGTGCAGGTGGATCAGGAATAGTTATATTTAAAATAGCCAACACAATAACAGCTACTTTTTCAGGAGGAGTCACCCAGACTTCCACTACTCCCTCTGGATACAAAATTTACTCAGTAACTGCAACTTCAGATACAAGTCAAACTGTAACATTTACTTAAAAAAGACGTATGACACATTTTGCTAAAATTGACAATTCAGACATAGTAGTATTTGTTACTCGGGGTAGAGATGAAGATGATGGTAAAGAACTCGAACTTTGTGCAAGAACTGGTGATACTTATAGACAGACGAGTTATAACACAAGAGGAGGTATTCATTATAAATCAAATAGTAATGAACCTTCAGATGACCAAAGTAAGTCATTTCGTAAGAACTATGCAGGAATAGGATATACTTATGATAAAGAACGAGATGCATTCATTCCGCCTAAAATTTATAATACATGGGTTTTAAATGAAGATACTTGTCAATGGCAACCACCTGTAGCATATCCAGATGATGGTAAGGAATACCAATGGAATGAAGATAAACAAAAATGGGATTTAAGCGATAAATAAATTTCCGAAACCAGAATGAATGAAAGCACTCCTGATAATACCAGCCTGCCTGTTACTTATTAGTTGCTCATCTGCTGACAATTCTGGGTTTGGCTTTTGGGTTGATGACAAACCATTCAGGGGCACAATACAAGCAAATAAAAATAATATTCACCCATATCGGCAATGTGTCGATAAAGAAACCTTTAAAAATATAAAATGTAAGTAACCTTATGGAAACATTAATCACTTTAATCGGAGCAAAGTGGTGCTGTGTTCTTGCTAGTACATGTGGAGGAATTACCAATGGATTGGTACATAAGTGGACGGGATGGGTCATGGAGGCCAAAAATGTTGCTATTTCTGCCATTGTGGGGTGGATAGCAGCGGAGTTCTTTATACCAATGCTTATGGAACAATTTGAATTCGGCACATATACTGCGCTGGCAATTGCTTTTTTAATTGGATACTCCGGTATTAGATTACTTCCTCACATTGAGGAGAAAGTTTTTAAAAAAATAGATAAAGCTTTAGATTCAATTGACGGGGGGAAAAAATGAATTCCAAGGAAGTAATTGACTTAGTACAGAATCTAGGAGCGCCAGTCGTATACAGTTTATTGGCCTTGTGGTTTATTAAATTTCAGTTTGTTAAAGCAGAAGAAGCGGCAGTCAGGGGTAGAGAGGAAAGGCAGAGAATTATAGATGACTTCACTAAACGAGATTCAGATAATGACAAACGTGTCTTTGAATTAGCACAGCAAAGTAATGATGCCATCAATAAGATGGCGGCAAACTTAGAAGCAAACACAAAGTCAATGGACAATTTAATTTCATCGATTACAACAAAGTAAGGGATAAAATGGGGAAGTGCGCCTTACTTGCATTGATTGCAACCTCTTTGTTTTTGTTATCTAACTGCTCTAAAGTTCAGCAGGCTCCAGAGAAGGAAGTTGTAAAGTCCACCTACTCAAACGATTTTTCTACTCTTGAAATACGGTCACTATGGCATGTATGTTCCTTGTCATTCTTTGAAAGGAATCCCTATACTCCAAAGGAGGTTATGGTTAATCACTGTGATTGTTACTCTGATTATATAAGGAAGACATACAAAGATAGGGCGGAAATAAATTCATTTACTAAGGAAAAAGCTGCGGAATTAACGAAGAACCTGATAATAGAGTGCAATTTGAAATTTCATCAGGATCAGACATTTATTAATCCTACATAAGGAGACACAATGAGATTAACAAACGGCACAATGAATGTAAATGACCGTATACAACTTGTTAGATTTTACTCACGATTCCTTGTCGCAATACTGGCAATGGCAATATTTAGTTATATCGTGCATATGATGTTGACAGCAAGTGAGGAAATGACTTCATCCTCCAAGGATCTGCTCAATATTCTGATCGGGGCGTTCATCCCGATTCTAGCCGGCATAAGCCGGTACTTTTTCGAGAGCGGTGGAGATCTCCACCAAGAGGAGGAGAAGAACGCACTACCTCCACCAATTAAAACCACAAACGGAGAAGAAGATGAATCCAGCTTTACTAATTAATATCATACAAAGTTTAGTAGTAGACAAAGCACAAGACCTAGCAGTCGAGCATGTGCAAAAAGCGATAGACGACAACCTCAGCGACAACCAGAAGGTACTTCTTGATGCAGTTGTCGAGGAGATGCCGGACAACCCATTTAAGTCGGTTAAAGAATTGTTTAGCTAATGGGGAAAAAGATTAGTGAACACAGACGGGAGAATAAAATGAGTAGTAAAAGAAATTACCGTGAAGAATACGATAACTACCATAGTAAACCGGAAGAAATCGCCAAAAGGGCTGCGAGGAATAAAGCCCGTGCAAATAAGAAAAAGCGAGGGTTTTTAAGCCGTTTTGACGAGGTGGATCACATTGATAACAACCCTCATAATAATTCGCCGAGTAATCTGAGGGTTGTTTCAAGAAACAAGAACCGGACTCGGTCACATAATAAAAGGAGTAGATAATGGGAAAAGAAATAACCCTAACCAAAATAGAAGTTAATAATATACAGATTAGCAAAATTCCTTCAGGGGGATATTCATCTTCTGTTGGCTATACTGTCAAAAACGATGACGGATCTGTATCTTATGAAGTAGGATCTTCTAAACTAACATCTGAGTCAGATGATTCTCCAAAACTAAGTGTCGGTTCAGATGCAGTAGTGATGAATTTTATTAATTCAATAACTACATTAATGGAAGATCGGGAAGAACTTTAATGAAATTGTCAAAAAACTTTTCATTGAAAGAGTTGACGAGAAGTCAGACAGCTATCCGAATGGGTATAGAAAATGTTCCCAATACAGAGCAGCTTGTTAATCTTGCCGTCTTAGTTCAACAGATACTGCAACCATGTCGCGACAAGTTTGGCACGATTGCTATTAATTCAGGACTGAGGGTCTTGGAACTTAATAGAGCCATAGGTAGCGGAGATAAATCTCAGCATACTAAGGGGGAGGCTTCAGATTTTGAGGCTTATTCGGTTAGTAACAGAGAGATGGCAAAGTGGATCAAGGATAATCTCGATTTCGATCAGCTTATCCTTGAATACCCAGGCCCCGATCCACGCGACGGATGGGTTCACTGTAGCTACAAAAAGGATGGTAGCAACAGGAACCAGATTTTAACAGCAGTTAAGGAGGGTAAAAAAACCATCTATAAAAAAGGATTACAGGAGTAAATATGGCACGAACATTAGAACTAGACACGATTACGGAACCAAATAATTCGGGGACGGCAAATATTACATTATCCAGTAATACCACAACCGCAATGCCTCTTGTAGACATAAACGGCGGTGCCATTGATGGAACTACAGTCGGGGCAGGGACTCCCTCATCAGTGGCAGCAACTACACTTACTGCAAGTGGGGCAACCACCCTGAACGGGAACGTGACCCTTGGTAATGCCTCTGCGGACACAATTACAGTCACCGGGACAATGGCCGGAGTTGACAACAAGAGCGGAATGACTGGTGAGGTTCGTATGTGGTCTGGTTCCTCTGCACCAACAGGATGGCTATTTTGTAATGGGGCTGCCGTCAGTCGGTCAACTTATAGTGCTCTCTTTGCAATAACAAGCACCGCATATGGAGTTGGCGACGGCTCATCTACATTCAACGTACCGGACATGGAGGGCCGTGCACCGGTTGGTGTCGGCACCGGAGCAGGCGATGGTGCGGAAAATACCGATGGTGGTGCAGTGCCTGCTGGAACTGCACTTACGGCAAGATCACTTGGTGAGTGGACAGGTACAGAAACCATTGGGCTATTGGCTCACACCCATACTATGAAGAATCATACACATCCCATGCAGAATCATACCCACGATGTTTCAGGGACTACAAGTGGAGGTAGTAATCATACCCATGGCGTGTCCCATACTCATACGATTTATGGCCCTTGGAGTTCGCCACACTATGACAACTCTGGAACTGTTTTGGGATCAGACCACTATCGTGGGTTAATGGACAACAGAGGACTTAACGCAAACGGATCGGGTGTTTCAGGTGCTGGGCCAGCCTCTTCAGGAGGAGAGAGTGCCCATACGCACACATGGAGTGATACTTCAAGTGCACCAAATAATAATGTTACTGGAAGCCCAAGTGATAACACATCTGATTCAACCGGCAGTACCACAAAACACACAATACCAATTATGTGTATTAATTTTATTATTAAAACTTAGTAGGAGATAAATTATGGCAGTAGCACATGAATTAGCAGGCAGTTTCCAACATCCAGATTTTCATTTCTTAGAAGCTGGATTACTTTTGGGGGCTGTAGTTATTGGAGTCTTCTTAATTAAAAAATTAATAAAATGGCAGTAGAGTCACAGACAGATTTTACAGGAGGTCTCAACACAAGGGCTCCTGCCCATCTGATTGGGGTAAACCAATTGACGGAACTCCAGAATGTCGATTTATCCAATAATGACTTGCGTGGTGAATTTGGGACAAAGGCAGGAGGAGAGACTGATTTTTATTATGAGGCGGGTTCTTCATGGGTGAGTTCAGCAGGATTTTCTGGAGCCGAGACAATTATTGATTGGCCTTCTGCACATTCAACGGATGGTTCAGCCACAATCACTATTTCTGCTAGTGTTAATTATTTTACTGGCAGTCCAAATGCGAGAATTGGCTCTAGTGTAACACTTATAATTGCCGATGGAGTAACAGTTACTCTTTTCCCTTTAACACAAGGAATACATGGAGCAAATAGTTACGTTGAATACAATGATGATCTTTACATAACAAGAAGTACATTTACTATAACAGGAGATTCCACGGATGGATCAGATGTTATAACTGTTGGAACTGATACCAATAAACTACAGATTGGTGATGAACTGGTAAATACCACATATGTTAATACTGGGTCATACATAAGGAGTATAAACACAACAAATAGTACTGTAATACTAAATGCCCCAGCAATAGCTACTGCATCTGGCCAGACGTACACTGTTAATTCCATTATCTCAAAGTACATAGATGGTGTCACCACTTCAAGTTACAGGGCTGGTGTTAATACACCGGAGCCTGTTATTGAATATGGGAAACATGCAACGGCTGCTTATAATACTGCCCGTAATGGTTCACACAGTGACGCATGGTACGGGGCCACCGATCCTATACCGTTTCAGTACGGGTTAGCCGAATATGATGAAACCGGCGTGGAATCAACAATGGCTGAAATGACCGATTCCAATATTGGGACAATTGGTGGAGACAAGTTTCCCGTTGCAACTGCTGATGTAGATAACCCTCAATACATCTCAATATCCGGTGTTGACAGGTATTCTACAACAACCACAACCAAGGGGAGATTTGCTCTGTATCGTGTAGGTGGAACCAGTGCATTCATTAAGCGTTGTGATAATCTTTTTTTAGACAGTGATTTAGCGGTATCTACTGCGGAAACAACATCACCCAGCAAGCTAACCGTAACACTGGGTTCTGCCAAGGATGCATTCCAGTATAAGATAAAATGGTATGCTTACAACGATATAGTAACACCAACTTCCGCAGCTTACAGGTACTACTCAGATCCTGCTGGTTCATCTGAATGGAATCAAGGTGGCACTGGATATGTATTCCCATTTGATGCATCACCTGGTTCTTCAGTTATCAGAGCATTTTCTGGAGAATCAGAATATAGAAATTCTACAAGTGGGAACCTGACTTTTGAACTTGATGCATCAAACGATGTACATTTTACCGATATCATTGTTATGATGAAAATACCGGGGGAGTTGATTGAAAGAGAATATGTATGCAGGACAATAACACATGCCGATACAAATGCTGCATCGAGTACTGGTGTTGATTACATAGATTTCAACCGTGCAGACTCACTCGTGGACATACAGCCCATTGAAGAGGAAACTACACCAGTCAGAAATCTTAATGGACTAATCGAATCCTCAAACCTTTTCTATGCATTTAAAGATAATCGGCTTTATGTTAGCGATTATGGAAATCCTAATTCTTGGCCTGCATCGGGGTTTCTTGACTTTGACCAAGATATCACTGGGTTGGGCACCTTGGGTTCCGAACTTGTAGTATTCACAGAATATGGAATGTACAGGGTGTTCGGCACAGACCCCAGCCTTCTTAAAAAAGTACAGATCCCAACAACAGAAGGAGTGAAAAACGGAGCAAGAAAAACTATCACAAAATTTCAGTCAGGCATCTTTTTTGCCGGCCTTAACGGTATCTGTTTTTATAACGGGCAGAGTGTCAGGAGGATAACACAAGAAAGTCTTTCCTCTTTCTCACTTCCAGACTCTACTGCTGCAAATAATCATGGAGGATATCTTGAAGATACCTATTACCTACTAGGGACTTCAGGGACAGGGTATAAACTGGATGTGAAGGGAACGTCAATCCTGAGTCGTACAACCCAGAATGCCTCCAATTTATTTTTCAGGGGGAGTGACAATACCTTGTATGCAGACACAGGTACGATTAGCGATCCATCAGGAACACGGCAAAATTTTACTGTTGCTACCCGTAAATTTTCCGGGGGAGATATTAATAAGGAAAAGTTCTTTTACAGTGTGTCATTAACAGCACAAAGTTTTACCGGTACGGTTAATGTCCTTGTGGATGGAACCCAGACAGACACTTTTTCTGTAGGTACTGAAGTTGCAGACCTTGACCGAACTTTCTATCTCAGTGAAGCCAGACAGGGTAATGGTATTCAGGTTCAGCTTTCAGATTGTACCGGCCAAGTCAACAGGATAAGCGTAAATTACGATGATTCTGGTTCATTGGCTGAATCCTTGTTTTCATCCGTGAAAATGAAGTACATAGGAACACCAACAGTCGCCGTCACCCTTGATGGAGTAGCTAATATTGCTGCCACTACGTTGAGTGCAGCTACAGGGGTTGCAGGCGAAGCAACCCTTTATTTTTTAGCAATGTCTACAGGCGTAGTTCCCCATCTGAAGGAAACTAATAACGAATCAGCAGGCAGGGTGTTGGAATATGAGTATTCAGCAACGAGAATATAATGGCAGAATCTGAAAGATTTGTTAGGAAGGCAAAGGCAGAATATGATGGATATCTTTTGATTGAAGATGATTATATAAAAGAATCTTTCAGAATTATTTATGAAAATACACGGGAAATGAATGAGGAAATTGAAACATTAAAAACACAAATCAACGATTTAACAGCAAGATTGACGGCCGCTGAAACTAATATTTCAACACACACACACTAATGCCTAGACAGGTTTTTCATGCACTAAACATGCGCTACAAAGGACAGCCGACTATTTCAGTATCCATAGACGGGGTTTCAAAGGTATCAAGTCAGCAAATGCCGTCACATAGTGTTATGAAAAACAGGAGAATGGAATTGCCTGAGGGGGTTATCGGATACGTCCCGCAAGTGCAGTCCACTTTTACTGGAGCCCTTACTACAGAATTCGAGGGTGTGCCAGAAGGACAATACTCTCAGCAACAGTTGTTCCATTTCTTTGAAGTTCAGTTTAATGGGACTGTTAAGCTTGAAATTTATGCGGATGAAGTAAAGAAGTATATAAATAATGCCGGAGTAACAGATTTAATATTAACAGTAAGAGATTCAAAAGTGCAGGATACACGGAGAGTATATTTTCCTGAATTAACCTACGGCTGGGTTCCACAATTAAAACATGTTGTAGACTCATCCGAAGATGGGCAAATTTTTGGTTCTACTCTCAGGGCACTTCCTTCAAGATTCTCGCGTGGAGAGAAGGAACATTCTGAAATTCAGGTTACTCACCAAGGGGACGTTGTAATTGATGTTTTTTTGGATGGTGAAATTTTGGATACATATAGCTTTGATGCAGATCGTTACGATAAGGATGCTTTTATCACACAGAAAGAATATTTACCCGCCGGTTGCACCGGGAATGTCCTTCAATGGACACAAAGAAGCGGAGAGGGGGAGGTAGCAATGTTTGAAACAAATACAACCCTGACAGACAGGGATCAACCACAGCAGGAGGTTTAGAATGGCAGGCAATTACCAGAAGGAAAAAGTAAGGACTATAAGCACTACCGATCAAGAAGTGGATGCATGGGAGGCCCTGCGGCGGGAGCCAGGACTTATAGGAAGACTGGCCAGACGGGGTAAACGGATGAAACCATCCTACGTTGGTGGGAGAAGAAGTTTTATTCCTTCTAGTGTTACTGGGAGAAGCTCAAGATCTGGAGGAGAAGACCGTGGAGCTTTTGAAACCAGACCTGATGTTATTCAGAGTAGGAGCACGGCTGCGGGAAGAAGCGGGGATTGGACAGGCCAACAGAACCAAGAGGCACAACAACGCAGTGGCAGTGGCCGATCCGCCGCATCAAGGGCAGAATTAGATGCAGCAAATAGCCGTGCTGCACAGGCCAAAAAAGAAATGGAAGACTACAAGGCTGGAGAAGAGGGAAGAAAAAAAGAGGCAATAGAAGGATACCAAGGGGAGCGCAGGCAGGAACTCACAGGCGAGTTTGGTGATTATAAAGGAGACTATAAAGATCTCAGAGGCCGTGCAGATTATAGTGCAGAAAGAGGTGAGTTAAAAGGTTACCAAGGAGAAGCAGATAGACTCAGAGGTGAAGCCGGTACAAAATTTGGCGGTTATGAAAGTCAGATAAGCAAGATGCCGGACAGAGCCGAAGATGTTGCCGGATATGGCAAAGATGTCGCCGGTCTAAGAAAAGGTATCGGAGAAGATGTCACAGCCGGGCAGGAAGTTATGGGGGCCGCCGGACAAACAATGGGAGAAATGGCTGCTAAGGCAACAGATACTGGTGCCCTTATGAAGGATCGTGGGCTTTTTGCCGGACAGATTGAATCCCAGAGAAAAGCAAAGGAAAAAGGGACTTTAGCTAATTTGCGCCGTTCAATGGCTGCCGGTGGGGCAAGTCCACAAGAGATTGCCCGTGCAGAAGCAGAAGCCAGTAAGGGTGGTGGCCAAAGCGCCCGTGAAGATGCAATTGCGGCATCAATGGCATCAATGCAATCAGGTCGGCAAGGACTGTCACAGGCCGCAGGCATGACGGGACAACAGGCGGCACTAGCTGGTCAACAAGCTGCTCTTAGAATGCAGGGAGGAGCAATGCAGGGTCAATTAGCCCAGCAAGCCGCTGGAATGGCAGGACAGGCACAAAACCTTGGCCTCCAGAAGATAGGGCAACAAGCTAATATGTATCAGCAGGGGCTTGGAGCCCAACAAAACCTTATGGGTATGGGAGCAGGATTAGTTGGTCAGCGTCAAGGAATGCTACAGGGTGAAATTGCACAGCAGGCTGGCCTGACCGGACAAATGGCCGGAATGACTGCTGCACAGTTACAGGA